CTTGTGAGCCACTCTCAAAAGATGGAATTTGATACATGACACCAACTATCGTATCTACATCTATCAGACACGTTCCTTCTTGTACCTCTAAAGGTTTTCTTTCTCCCATTACTTCTCGTTTTGGGATTTTTACACACAGTTGTTTTAATTTTATAAATTTCATATTGATTATGTTTATATTGTAGATCGAACGGGATTCGAACCCGCAACCTTTCACGTCTTGCGCTATCGTGCTTACCAGTACACTCTCGATCTTCCAGATTTCCATATTGTTTATATTTCATTAGAAAGGGGCTGACAGGATCCATCCGCGTTCGTATCCCGCGTTCAGCACCTATCAGTCCTCCACCACTGACCTTTTAAACTAGTAGCATTCAGACCCGTTAAACGGCAACATCTTAATCCTGCTACAGGCTTATATTCATTGTTAGTTTTGGTTGTCAGCACCATAATTCCTGATCCGTGTATCGATATACTAATATATCAATCGTTTCCGTTATTAAAACGGTAGGTCATCAGCACCTGTAGTCTCAGTAACCGGAGCAGCTGTTACACTGAGCGGATCGGCAGCAGGTTCATTATCTGCTACAACTGGACGCTCAAGAAGATCGTTCTTCCAAAGCTTAATCTGAGACTCTGTTATACTCATGGGTTCAACAAAAATACCAAGAGTACTTACTTTCGTAAAACCCTTCTTGTCATAAACCACTTTCAATCGAAGCGGAGTAGCAAGCTTAACTACTTCAAGCTGCTGTTTTACCCAGTTAATCATCTCAGCAAATGAGGAACCCTCAAATTCTGTATGACTACCGTTAACTGCATCTATAATTTGCAGAAGACGACCAAACTGCTGATTATCACGATTCTGAAGATCTTCATCGGTCTTAATCCACATATTCTTCTCATTCTTCCACTCTGTCATAGAAGCAGTCTGTCCCTGCTCATTTTCAAAGATTATCTCAATGAAATCATGACCGTTAGGTGATTTATTTACATTTACTTCTTTCAAAGTAATATTTTCATTGATGCCTACAGGCATATAGGAGCTTGTAAACTCCGTATTATTTGTTGTTGCTGTTTTTGTACTATACATAATTCCTAAACTCTGAGTTATACTTCTGGTTTATAAACACGATCCCAATAGGTTGTTATACTACCATCTGGGTTTCCGGTAGCTATAATAATATCTTGACCCGCGATATGCCTAGCTCTCGCTTCCATGATTGTCCCATCTCCTCCAGATTTGAAGGAAATGTGAGTTTCATTATCTTTGCGATAGACGTACCCGACAGCGTCGGCCATACCACAAACAATTTTCCCAAGTTTTCCGACGAGGTCAATTTCTTTTGCGTTGACCTCTTCCCCGTCTTTATCGGTAATCGAGTCTTTGACATGTCCTATTAGAATAAATTCATCACACAGATCCTTGAACATATCGATCACTTTCTTTACAGCGTCGCGAAGGTACTTATATCCCGCACCTCTTGCGAGAGTGGTGACATCTGTACCTTTCCAGTTCTTTCCAAGTTCTGTTTGTCTATATAAAGTGCAAGCATAAGACATACAAATGTCTTCCAAACGCGTCGCATTGTCTATAGTAATATGTTTATAGAAATTATGCCCTACTTCTTCATTCTTAGCTCGTATGGCTTGTGCAATCTCCCCAAGGTCATTAATAGTTCTAGCTTGTATAGCGAGAGCATCAATAAACTTAGATCCGCCTTCGAGGTCTACAATAAGATTGTTCTCAAGTTTTGCTACGGCGCTAGTCTTGCCCGCTTTGGGTAAGCCGTATAGAACAAGGTATTGTGGATTTGTAGAAGTTGCAGGAACTTTTTGAGTAGGTAATGTTATCATGTGACTTATAGTTCTTATGATTAGAGAATGTTAATATCGATATTCTTAGCACCATTCAGGTAGATATCGATAATAATCTGCTTCTTCTTAGGTGTCAGAGTGTTCAAGAACTTAGCACTCAGGAAATCGTTATAATCATAAAAATCATAACCAATCTGAATGTTATTCTCGTAGAACACAATAGGGGTACCATCAGAAAGAGTATAGCACTTACCGATGATGTACGGCAGCTTATACTCAGTGTTATACTTTGCGTAATTAGCAAGGAACTTAGTAGCGTTAGCAAGCTTGGAGTTACCAATAATGGTAGTCTTCGTATAAGGGAACGTCTTACTCATAAAGTAATCAGCGTCCTCATTCTTCTTCGAATAATTGAACAGATAATCGTTCTTGTCGATTATATCAGCAAAAATGATACCATCAAGAATCTTAGAATAATCGGGTTTGCTACTAGTGTGAAAGATACTGCTACTATTGTTATTGTTCTTCTTACCAAAAGTGAAAGTCTTTATCATAATTCAGCCTAAATTTTAAAGTTAATACTTGTCGTCCACAACGTATTAGCTTTCAATCAAGTTGTTAAACATTAGGTCATTCTCGAATTCAAGAATACAAGGTTTACCTGCATCTCTGTTTTTCAACATATGCATATAAATCTTGTTTTCGGTAGGTAAATGATTTGGCCCATATTCTTGTATGTTCAGCAACTCTGGTCTCTGCATGACAAGCACATAATCGCTTGCCTGAAACATTGCATCGGACGACGATAAATCACTACGCATAGGGTAATGCCCTAGCGGGTTATTTATCCTTTCTGAAGACTCAATGTTTCTATTCATTTGAGCAATTTGTATTATTGACGTAAGCGGATATTTCTTCGCTTGTATGAATACTCTCTCAAGTTCGCTAGTTGTTTCAATAACAGAACCTGTTTGTTTCGTCAACAATGTGTGATCGTAGATCACTATGAAGTGCTTTTTAGTTCCCTTCACATACTCATTATAGAAAGATCTTATAATTTGTTCTGTCTGCATAGGAGTACCTGGATTATCTACAAAATAGATAGGGTACTCTTTTAGCTGATTAGATACTGCAATGACTTTATGAAATGTTTCGTCATCGAGGTCCGTTTCCGCACTATACAAGGTAGAAGTCGTTTTACGTAGTTTACTCGAAAGCGTCCTTCCAACTTGCCTAAATCCAACCATCTCTAATGAGAAATTCAGAATAATTATGTCTTCAGTTGGGTTCAAATCAATTAAATCGGTTGTAAGCAAATTAACCCATGAGCTCTTACCTGTTCCTGAAATGCCAGCTATGGTGTATACGGTATTGGGTTCTATACCTCCCATACACTGTTTATTGAACTTCTTCCACCTAGTCTTTAAAGACACGACTTTATGTTCTCGTCTTCCCGCAATATAGTTGATAGCTTCTTGAGCTACAACCGACATTGGTCTTACTATGTTAGATAAGTTCTGTTCCATACATATTAGTCTGTTGCTTAGATGTATCTTGCATTTCTTCTTCAATAGCTTCCCATTGACTCCTTGTAAGCCAATTCCACATGGTCATCATATAGCTTATACTACCTTCGCGCATTCGCTTGGATATCTCATAATCGAGGCATTTAATAATGTGTTCTGCCATAGCTGAGCTTCGACCACATTTAGTATTGAAGAAGTGTCGACACTTATTTACATTAGCTCGAAGATAGCATTTTGTGCCATCTTTTCGCATAACATACACAGGATACATCTCATAGAATAAATCAAAATAGTCTTGCGAAGGCGCATTAGCTGTCTTTAACTTATCCGTAGGGATATATGTCCGTGAATCTCCTCTCTCTATCGATTCGATTAATAAGTTGTCGATTAAGTATTGTATTTCGTCGTCGCTGATTAGGCTGACAATCTTGCGGACGTCTTGATATTTAGGCTGATTCTTATCCAATACAATACTTAAGAACAATAATTGATTTGAATTTAGCTCTGGAAATTCATCCAAGAGCTTGGTGTTTACTTCAATAATCATATGACTCTCAGGTTCTGTAATTACTAAAATAATGATAGCTGTTGTTCAGTGAAGTCCGCTATCACTTTTTTGGCTTCACTGATATAGTAACGATAGTTAATCTTTCGATCTTCTATCGGTAGATCATCAAACTTATTCAGGATTGTTACTCCTGATTTAGTTAGCATATTAGATAGTTCTTGGAGGGTTGTGCCTTTAAATAGATAGGCACCATCTGTACTTGCATAAAATCTATTGATACGTTGTACAGGTTTATCACCATGTATAACTTTAAACTTCTTATCTACAGCTTGTGACATTAAGAAGTCACGGATATTTCTATCCTTCTCAATAGTTTCTGTCACTGGTATTTTGTGGACAAAGTAGTTTATTACTGCTTTAGGAATTACTACAGGCGATAGTCCTTTCCCAAGTTTTGTTTTTGTAATAAACATACCCTTTTCTTCTATCTCACCATTTTTCAAGACCCCAAAGTAGTCATTGATGGCATATTGATAAAATGATTCGTACTCATCTACTTCAAAACCAAGTTGAGTAATCTGTTCAACCTCGTGAATGGCTTCCTGAATTCCATTTTTAAGGCTGTTTTTAGCCCTGTAGACAACTCCATCAGTGTTAACCTGAATGATTTCACACCCAAGCTCTAAAAGCCTGTCTACGAGCATTAAAAGTATTAGCTGACCGTTTATTCTAATCTTAAAAACATTGAACGGATCATACATCCAACTTACCTCCTGTTGCATTTTACCTGTAGGAGAATTAAGCACGATCTTTAGAAACAGATTCTTAATTTTTTGACCAGTACGTTTTGCTTCTACTCGTTCATGGTAAATACCTTCGAATATATCGCAAAATAATTTCCCTAAGTGGCGAGGTCCTAACTGATATTTAATCAATAAGGACGGATACATGGACGTGACATCAGCATGTCCAATATGCTCGTCATCTTTAGGGTGGAATATCTTTGGTGTATGTATAGAATGGATACCGCCAACACCAACAGAATATACCACATCTGAGAGAACAAACTTCTTCTCATAGCTTTTTCGTTCTTTAGAGTATACGATCTGTTTCCTCATATCCTCTAGAACTTCTTGTAACTTTGGATTTTTGTATCGTATAAATGGCATTATTACATCCTTCAATGGTATATAATCCATTGGAGAACGCATTTCCTTTATAACATTTTTTGGGATACCAGACCTCTTAGAATATTCTTCTAACAGGAATGTTTCTGCCATTTTAACACTATCCATAGATAAACAATCTATGCCGTGTTCTTGTTCTATAAACAATCGCAGTTCAATCTCGTCTTTAAGACGGTTTAATAACTCTGTTGTCGAATCGACGTCATTTTCATTATATGCAATCATACTGTCTATTTCAGACGCTGGTAGGAACTGATTAAAATCCCCATCGTACTCTTGCACATTACGATAATGCATAGTTACTTGCATGGTTTTTAAACCTACACGTAACTTTTGACTGAACATCATTGTAAGTAAGTCCATCGATTCGAAGTAATGTGCATACTTCCATCGCTTGAGCTTCTCACGGCTTCCCTCACTGTCTTCCACAATACATTGTGATAGATTAAAGAGAGACTGACAGATCCTCCAATATGGTAGATTTGCCAGCTTGTAATAATAGTCAATTATATAATTTATAATAACATCATCATAATGATGGTTGTTATAACCACAAAACATTTTAGTATGTCGTAGCTTATCTGAACTATCATAATAAAAGAAATCAACTAGTTCATCTAGCTGATTCCTTCTTTCTGATATCTCAAATTTATATAACTGACCTGTCTCAGTATTCTTAACACAACAGTGGAAACAGTTCGGAAATATTTCTATATCGTACGTATGTACAATCCGATCTCGTATCCACATGACTCTAAGGTTCTTTTGGTTAATACTAGCGCACACCGTGGAATTCAACCACTCTCCTATTCGCATAGAAGAACTGAGCTACCACCCCCAGCTCTTACGAGCCTGCCGTGTCGTGATATACAGTAGTGTGCGGCTCGGTTACCCGAGCCTAATGGTTAAGCGGCTTGTGGAAGAATAATTCTTCCGTGTTTCCGCTTATGATCGCCCAAATTTGTACAAACAAGGTTTGCATGTTTAGCGTGTACCTTATTGGTTATTCTTTGAGCTTTTTTGAGAAGCTTTGAATTCTTTTTCAAATCATTTACGAGGTGTCCCTCGCCATCAGAGTCTTTTAACTCAGCTATTTGCTTCTCTTGATAAGCCGCCTCATTGATCTTAAATCGACCAATCAGCGGCAATTTGTCGAACATTGAGACAACAAAGTCTCGAATGTGTATCAAAGCCTGTTCCTTCTCAGCTTCCCAAGCAGGAATCATTTCGTCCTTGAACAAATCGTCGTCAGGACATTGCTTCGGATGTTTCTTTTCCCATTTCTTGAGTTTATCTTGAACATAAAGCTCCATTTTTGCAGCTTTACCAAGATTCTTCCACAGTTTCTTTTGATAGTCTAGCGGATTAGGATATTCAGATTTAACTCGTTCTATATGACGTTCGTATATTTCACATCCAAGTTCCTCTTTATATTCTTTTGTAAACCATTTTTTCCAACCTTTTTTCATCAAAGGTTTATACTGTGGATATCCCTCTTTAGGTATATTCCAGTCACCGCCTTTAGTACCTTTTACAGTACCAAAAGATGTCTTTATGTCTATAATAGACTCAGGATCTGCCTTAGGTATTGTGCAATTCCTAACGCTGAACTGGCGACTTTTGGCTGCAAGATGCGCTACTTTTCTTCTACGCACCTTAATACGTACGCTGCTATGTCCCATATCAGTTTACAGATTACATTAAACATACGTTAAGCGGCCTTCTTAAGCGTTTTAGAGCCTTCTGACGGCGTTTTAGCTGCCATCTGGACAGTTGTAGCCTTGTGGCGTTTTGCGCGCTTGTAGGCCAAAGAAACGGTTCGCAAATTCTTGTAGCGGCCCTTCTGTATACGGTGGAAATGTCGTGTAGATTTCACAGTCTTTCCTACAGGACGTTTAGGATTAGCAGCCTTCTTCTT